TCAACAAGAGGGGAGATTTTGACTGATTCTTTCTACTAGAAGGATGTGTACAGCCCCAGCAGAAGGAATCGAACGAAAAGGCTGGGGTGGGACAGAACGTAATAGAAAAAAGCCCGGACCGACGATGCGGTTCGGGCTTATCAGTCTCTGGTGTCCTAAATCCTCGTTTACGCGAATGAGCTTCGTGCCGTCGGGCGGTGTGCCGTCTGGAGAGATCGTGAAGCCTATCCATACGCTACGGTCGGGTGCCACCACGACGCGCGACACGCATCCGCGCACGACGGCGTCCGGTCCCTCGCACTCCGTGACCCTGTGGAGCATGAAGCGCACGAAATCGGGCTCGATCTTGGGAGCACCCTTGCGCACGTCGTCAAGCTCGGAGCGAATCGACTCCTCCTCGCGCCCGAGCTCCGCGATCTTCGATGAGATGAGGTCGGGCGCGGCACCCTTGGCGGCAAGGTCGATGAGCCGGTCCATCTCGCGTCCGATCTCGGATATCCGGGACTCCATGGCCTGTATCTCGGACAGCTCCACGCCCATCTCGCGCTCCTGCTCGGCCATGACGAGCCCGACTATCTCCTCTATGAGGCCGCTGTCGCTCATGAGCGATGCCACGGCCCTGCGCACGCGCCCCTCCACGTCGTCGCGGCGTATGGTGAGCTTGGAGGCGCGGCTGCGGTAGTAGTAGTGGTACTCCCCGCCGTGCGACCTGCCGCAGTTCGGCTCCATGCGGTTGCCGTCTACGTCGTAGATGAGGCCCGACAGCAGGTAGGTGGTAGATGCCGACTTGTGGCGCCTCGGGGTCCGTGCGAGCACGTCGTTAGCCAGGGAGAAGGTGGCGGAGTCAACTATCGCCGGCATGCCGCCCTCGACCCTCACGTCGCCCCACTTGTAGACGCCTACGTACTTCTCGTTCCGTATGAGGCTCACGACCGTATCGGGCTTCCAGAGTTTCCCTCGTATGGTACGGTACCCGCGGGCGTTGAGCTTGTCAGCGACCTCGGCGCGCGTCACCCCGGCGGCGACCATGGCGAAGGCCTTGCGCACGGCGGGTGCCTCGTCCTCGTTGACCGAGTAGGTGCCGTCGTCGTTCCTCCGATAGCCGAAGAGGGCGACCCCGTTGTGCATGCACCGCAGGGCATTCCCCTCCATGCCGCGCAGGACGTTCTGAGACAGGTTGGCGCTGTAGTACTCGGCGAGGCCCTCTAGCATGCTGTCGAGGATGATGCCCTCGGGACCGTCGGGTATCCCCTCCGTGGCGCTCAGCACCTTGGTACCGGCGCGCCTCAGCTTGGCCTTGTACGTCGCCGAGTCGAAGCGGTTGCGCGCGAACCTGTCCATCTTGTAGACGATCACCGCGGACCATCCGGTGCGCTGGGCGTCGCGCACCATTCGCTGGAACCCCTCTCGCTTGTCTGCGCTCGTGCCGCTGCGCGCCTCGTCCGAGTAGACGGCGGCTATCTCGTAGCCCTCGCGCTCGGCGTACTGCCGGCACACGCGGATCTGGTCCTCGATGGACTCCTCGCGCTGCTTCTCGCTGGAGAAGCGGGCGTAGATCGCGGCGCGGGTCATCTGCCGTCGCCTCCCGTCAGGGCCTGCGGCACGCCGCCCAACGCGTCGAGCGCGGCGGTCAGGACCTCGCGCATCGAGTCCCGGTCATCCGACGCCATGTCAACCGCCTGCCACAGGCGGTCGGCGAACTCCTCTAGGTCGCGCGCACCGCACATGAAGGAGATCGCGTCGCGGAGTTCATCCCGTGTCATAATGTAGCCACCGCCTTTCAGGTGGTCATGGGTGCGTACCCCACGGGGTCGCATCCCTTCTGCGCCCTCCCCTCGTTCGCCGCTAAGCAATGAGAGGGGAGGGCTTTTGCTATTCAGACAATCCGTACGATTCCAAAAGCTCTCTCACGTCGGGGTTGTCCAGCCCCATTTCTCTCTCGACAAGGGAGCGGAGCCCGTCGATCTTGTCCAGCGCGCCGAGGTCGCTTTTCACGCTGTTAACGGCGAACTCCATTTCGAAGGGCGCAGATATGACGGAGAGATCAAGCAGCATGTCGCCGAATGACTTATCCTCCCGTCGTCCAGCCCTCTTGCAGAAGAGCCTTCCCCCGTGCGCGCATGTATTCCTGAATTCGGTCAGCGTGGAGTAGACGCCCCCGAGCTTCCTTGCGCTGATGACCTCGGAGCCTATCGACTGACATATCAGATGGCACGTCTCGTTCTGGACTGATATCTTCTGAAGGCTGTAGAAGTGCGACATGTTGCCGAAGGTCAGGGCATTTGCGGCCACCCATAGGGGTACGAATCCGTACTTCTTGCGATAGTGCTCGATGTACGCTCTTCGCTCCCCGCGCCCGTCATGGATTCCCTGCAGTATCGAGAGTAGTCTGATCAGGTTGCCCGTGTAGTTCTTGCCACGGTAGTCTCTCTTTGAGCAGTAGGACGCCGGGTCCAGATAGTCCTCCGGGTCACGGTGCTTCTGGCAGAAGGCGTGGACGGTCGCGGTCTTCAGCGCCTTCTCTGCCACCGTGAGACAGTACATCATCGAGAACCTAAGGATCGCGTCGAAGTTATAGAGCGTCATCAGGTCGATGAACCGCGTGCCGTCCCGAAACACCTCAACGTCCCTGTTCGTCTTGTTCGCATCGAGGAAGAACTCCTTGTAACCGTTGACCAGGGAGTAGTAGTTGTTCCTCGTGAGGAACCGTCGAGCCGTTTCGCGGCTGTCGATGATCAGCCCTCTAGACTCCAGGATCGCGATTTGCTCTTCGATGGTCTTGAACGGCTTGCTATCGGGCATATTTGCCTCCAAAGAAGGAAAAGGGCCGCCAACCCGAAGGCAGCGACCCTTTTCCAGGCCAAGGACTCACTTGAAGACCCAAGGCCGTATCACTGCCATTACTTTACCCATAAGTCTGCGAATACTCAACTTTTTTTGTACTATACGCAAACTTTCTTACACTTTCTGCAAGCCATTTGACCAGTTATGCCAATTGAATGGCGTTGCTCCATCACGTACTCAGATGCCTTGACCGAGTCCGTACTGACGGCCTTCATGACGCCTTAGAACATCTTGATGAATGGTTCGCTCAGCTCGCCGATTATCGGTGACCCGTAATAGGAGTACTCGTATTTCGTGCACCTGACGCCCGCTATACCGTCTGAGGTCGCACAGGTGAGGTTTATATCCATCGTCTGCCCCGGTTCGAGAACGGTCGGCTGGTAGTTCTTGTTGTAAGACATGTACGAGTTGATGATGTTGCCGTCCGCGTCGAGCTCCGCGACATCGACCCCCGTTAGCTCCTTGTCATCATCCGTGTTGTTCTTGACGGTGATGGACATCTCGGCGTATCCGTAGCCATCGTCTTGACCCATGGTCGCGTCAACCACGGTGAACTCGTCGACGCTGGTGTCAGACTCCGCGCGCTCAATCGCATCCTCAAGTCTTTGTGATGCCTCAGTGACCTCATCCTGGGTGGCGTCCTCGTCATCGAGCAGGTCGCTGGCGTCTCCAGCCGCATCCTCAAGCTCCTCGATGCTCTCGGAAGACGAATAAGCTATGTTCATGCTGGCCGCTTCATCGTAGAGGTCCTGTAGCTCGGTCTTGTCGACGGGGGCGGTGGAGCAACCCGACAGAACGATTGCCAACGCGGCTCCCACGGCGATCAAGTTATAGATTCTCATGTGTCTTCCTCCACTAGGTTTTTTCAAGTCAGCTCCTGAATTCGTTTCCCTTGAACGCGTCGAAAAAGCCCATCACTCCTTCTCGTTTCCCGCCTGGTACCACACGACCGCGCCGACCGTCCGCACGGGCGGGTCGTCGGGCGTCACGATGATGTCCTCGTATTCAGAGAAGCTGTCAGCCGTGAGCATGAGGTGACTGCCAGGTTCCTGCACTCCATGTTTATCCCTTTCTTTAGTGGTTTGACGGCTCATCATCAGCTTCGAGGTAAAGCCTTCCCTCTTCCAACAGGTCTGGGTTCTCGTCGAAAAGCTGGCTGGCCTCTTCGGTGAGCGTCCACCTGTTGGATCCGTCGTGCGTCGTTTCGTAGTCGACGAGACCGAGAGAGCGCATAGCCATGAAGGCCGCGTGCCCGTCGTAGATCGACGCCGGATACCAATTGCTTGTGGTTGGCGCACCATACGACATCGACCCCTCTGTGAAAATGAGGTAGAGCGCGGCTTTTTGGGTGATATCAAGGTGCCTCACCTCGCCCTCAAGATATTTTCTGCGGTCCTCCCTTTCCTTAAGTTCCCTAGCCTTTGCGGCCTTCTCCTTCTTCCTCTGTGCCCTTTCCCTGTCCTCCTCTGCGTTCCTACGCTCGCGCTCGTGGCGCCTATCCTCTTCCTCCATGTCGAGGCGGCGCTCGAGCTCTATCTTGCGCAGCTGGACGTTGCCGACCTCGCGGTTGAGGATCCATCCGAGCGTGAAGGAGATAAGGAGCACAGCGCAGAATAGGAGCATGAAGGTAGTCGGATCGGTCGAGAACAATGCTTCGATCTTGGTTGCCCCGGCATGGATGGCGGCCCAGGACCCGAAGACGACTCCCACGGCCTCGAGCCAATGCTCTTTGAACCAGTCGAAAAGCCCCTTTAAGCTCATCGTCGTCCTCCGTCCAGTAGCTCCGTATCCATCTTGCTTCCGATGCTCCCTTTCATCCGCAAGGTAGGCGCCATTCCCTACCTCTCCAAATCACTTTCCGCCTGGTGCCACACGATGACGCCATTGATTAACGGGAATGGTCTGTCCACTCAATAGCGAGACCTGCACGGGTAACGACCTTATCAATGGCTTCTTTGAGTCTGTTAAACGTACCGATTTCGCAGAGCGACGCAAGCTCCATTCCCTCCTGCAGGTACCTCATGTGCGAGAAAACAAATGCCTTGCAATCTTCATTGGGATTGGTTATCACAGCTGATCTATCGTCAAGCTCCAATGTGTATGAGGTCTTTCCAGGAAGCCCCTGGCTCGTCCAGGTGGAAGTTGTGATGAGTCCGATAGCGGCGAGGTCGTCTAAATCGGTGATTGAAAGAAGTTCGCCGTTAAAGGTGTCACCGCCCAACACGTCGTCTGCTAGAACAGCAAACAGCGTCTTTACTCCGCGCGATTTCACATAAATCGATGTGGAGCACAGATTCGCGAACAGCGATGCCTCGTGTGCGCTCATGTCGGCGAGGACTGACATCGTGCGCTTGGAGTACGAGCCGGGCTGGTCCAGCTCACCTGCGAGTAGCTTTCCCCATATCACGCACATCTCGTTATCCGTCTGCTCAGCCGCGCCGTCTGACCATCTGATGAACCAGCCGTGGTCAATCCCGCTCGCATCGTAGTCGCTGCCTACCATCTCTTGTGCAAATGAAAGGCAGCTTGAAAGGTTTTCCGACTTGCTGAACTCGTTTGCGAGCCTCATGCACATGCCGGTTGTCGCGCTCTCTGAAAAGCCCATTTTTCTGCATCGCCTGACTGTCTCCTCCATCGCGTCGAGAAGCACATCGTTCGCGCTCGCGATGCCGCGCGCCTCGCTCGCTATGGCAAGGCCCGGTCGAATCCTGCACAGCGAGTCGATGAACTTGCTCGAACCTGACAGGACATGGCTGCCGGCCTCGACGATCCCCTTGATATCCTCCGGCCCGCACATCAGAAGCTCCAATCGAACGGCACGCAGTACCACACCACGCGGCCGATGACCGTGATGACCTCGGTCCCCTCAACGCCGTAGTCGTACACGACCGGCTTGTAGGTGGGGTCGGTCGAGTCCGGGACGAGCTTGAACCCGTTGGCGAGCGCTCTCACGCGCTTCACCGTGGCGTCGTACCCGTTCACGCACACGGCGTACGGCTCGCCGTCGTACTCGATGGTCTCGCACGGGTCGACGAGCGCCATGCAGCCGTTCGGGAGCACGCGGTTCATCGACTCGCCCTTGATGCGGAGCAGGAAGGCCTTCGGGTACCGGGCGTGCATCTCCGAGGGGATGGGGAAGGTGTCCTCGATCTCTATCATCTCTATCGGGGTGCCTGCTGCGATGGACCCGTAGAGGGGGCAGTCGAAGAACTGGTTGGCTGTCTGGCTCTTGAGCTTTAACTCGCGAAAGTCATCGTCAAGCCTTGCTGTTTCCCAGTCGATATTAAGTTCTCGATATATCTTGTCGGTCAGCTCTGTGCGCGTGTTCGCAAGGCCGCGATCAAGGGCGCTGTAAATAGACGTGGCAGGGATGCCAATTACATCTGAGAACTTAGAGACGCTTCCGTAGCTGGATTTGATTAGGCGTCTAACGGCTTCTTCGAGTGTCTCCACGATGGCCTCCTTCCGAAGCTTCGTACAATCATTCTATCCAATTCTAATTTCTCGTGAATATCGTATTTACAAACTACGAAAGCTCGTATATATTGTTCCCAACAACACGATATTTCGTGATTGGAGGTGAAGATGGCCTATCAAAACATCAAAGCCGAACTCAAGAGGTGCGGCGTTAGCTATGCAAAGGTTTCCGAGTTGCTCGATATGTCCGTGAACAACGTCTCCTTGAAGATGAACGAGCGCATTCCGCTGACGGTCAGCGAAGCGAAGAAGATTCGGGATGCGTTTTTCCCGGACGCGAGCCTCGAATACCTGCTCGAATCCGATGGCGACCTGCCTACTGAGCGCGAGGAACGGCTTTCCAACCTCAATGCGATCGAGGACGTTTTCGACGAGGTCGGCGTTCCTCCGGTGTTCTACAAGACGCTCGCCGAGATGCGAGCGGAGGTGGAGGAGGGCGAGTAGCGCCGCAGCGGGGAGATAGGAGGTAAACGCTTGATAAGCACGCTTTGGATTCTGCTGGGCATCGCGATATTTGTTCTCCACTCGGTTACCGGTGAAGAACAAAGTGTCACCTATTGCGCGATGCTCCTGTGCTTCTGCCTCTCGTACCTGGTTGACGTCAGAAACATGCTGAGGCGCGAGAGTTAGGCACATCCTTTTCAGCACCTTGACAACCGGATACGCGATGGGATGGCACCGGGGCTCCGGCTGTTGCGGCAGCCATCGCCCCGGCACCGGGCCCTTCTCCCTCCACCTGCACTTGCCGGCGGGCGTCCCGTTCGGGTCGCCCCCTTCGGCCGTGCGGCCTCCGATGCGCTCCCGCGCAGCCGGTTCGACGCCGCTCCGCAACGCGGCCTTCGGTGAGTCGCCTTCGAGCTGCCCGGGCTCGCGCGGCGCTACCCGTTACGGAGGGACCGCGTCCTCAAAACTGCCTTCAAAAGAGACCTCCAATCTCCGGCAATCAATCGGACGCCTTGATTCTACGGCACGAAGCCACCCCATCGCGTATCCGGTTGGATGAACGGCACCTTGACAATCCACCGGCACGTGGCGCGGCAGGAACGGCGCGCCGCCGGGCGGAGCAATACGCCGTCGCCGTAGCGCGGAAGCGCGCCGGTTCGGACGGCATGAGCGCCCGAGGAGGGCGCGAGTGGACGGGCGACGCGCCCGCCTGCGGAACGACCGGATACGTCCGGCGGTGAGGCGTGAGAGCCGATACATCCACGTCAGACACGGGCCGGTGGGAGGCCGGCGAAATCACACGGACCGTCGCCCCGGGCGCACACGTAAAGGGCGAAGAAGAGCTAGCCCATGGCTTACCGAGGCATCACCAGGAGCCCATCACCGCCGGGAGGGCCGCGCCCTCTCCTTTCAACGGCCCGCACGCACCGCGCTGAGCGTGCGCGCCCGGAGGGGCGGTCCGTCGCATCTACAAGAGAAAAGCCCTCGCGGATGCCTGCAAGCTGCCCGCGAGAGCCCGACCAGAAGGAGGTCATGGATGATTGTACCAGCAGAGGAATGGAGCTGCCATGGGGTCGCCGAGGGTGCCCTTGACCGTCTCGCACGCGCTGTACGAGGCGTGCCTGGAGGCGATGGCGGACCCCGAGCTCATGAAGGAGTACGTGGAGTGGAGGCGGGCAAGGTCGTGCGCTACGCGGCCCTCGCCCTCCTCGCCGCCGCGCTCTGGCGGGTCGGCATCTGGCTCAGCTGGGGACTCTGGGCGGTGACGAGGTGACGCCGGAGCGCAACCCCTCCACCGGGCGCTGGGAGCTGCCCGTGCCCGTCGAGGGGTGCACGTACGACGCCGCCCACGGCGTGAGGATACGGATACCGGTCCCCGTGGGGCCGGATGCCACCTACCGCGAGGCGGTTGAGGCCGCCCGGCGCATGGTGGCGGGAGAGGAGAGCAGATGAAAAAGGTGTACGTGGTGACCTCGGCAAGCTACCGCCCGGCGGTGGCCTTCGAGGACCCGGAGCGCGCCGAGCTGGTGCGCAAGATGTGCGACGGCTCCGTCGACGAGATCGACGTGCTCGACGCCGGGCCGAGCCTCCGCGAGGTGCTGGGGGTTATGGACTTGTCGCCCGTGGACGAGCCCGACGGCGACGGGGAGGACGGCGACGATGGGCTATAGCGGCTGGCGCTTCTCCTGCGACCGGGGCACCCTCGAGCGGTGCGCCGGGGCGCTGGAGATACGCGCTAAGGAGATAACGGACGGAGACCCGGGCGGCTCCACCTACCTCATGGGCGCCGCCGCGTCGCTGCGCGCCATCGTGGCCGACGGGGATGGCATCGACCCGGCGGAGTTCGTCGGGCAGGTCATGAGCAGGGCGGGGGTGGAGTGATGGGCGTGTGCGTCATCGTCCTCGGCAAATCTGGAAGCGGAAAGAGCACGTCGCTGCGCAACTTCGAGCCGGGCGAGGTCGGCATCCTGAACGTCATGGGCAAGCCGCTGCCATTCCGCAAGAAGCTGGACTCCACCAACACGCAGGACTACCGCACCATCAGGGCGTGCATCACGAGCGGAAAGCGCCGCGCGTGGGTGGTCGACGACGCCGGGTACCTCATGAGCCTCGAGAACTTCGCTCGGGCCCGCGAGACCGGCTACGGAAAATTCACGGACATGGCCGTCAACTTCCAAGAGCTCATCAAGAGCGCCACGGTGCTCGCTCCGGAGGACTGCATCACCTACCTCTTTATGCACCCAGAGCTGGACGCCAACGGCCACGAGAAGATTCGCACCGTTGGGCGCATGCTCGATGAGAAGTTCGGCATCGAGGGCGCCGTGCCCGTCCTCATCGACTGCGAGGTGCGCGACGGAAGGCACGTCTTCGTCACCGAGAACGATGGCGCCAACATGGCGAAGGCCCCGATGGGGATGCTCCCCGGGACCATGGACAACGACCTCAAGGAGGTCGACCGGCTCATTCGCGAGTACTGGGGCATGGCGCCCCTCACCGACGATGCCGCGAAGAAGCGCGGCGGGAAGGAACGCAAGGATGAAGGCAAACGCTAACTGGGACAGCATCACCGCGTCGAACGGTGGCGGCGGCATCCTGCCGGAGGGCGGGTACGCCGTGCGCATCGACGCGGTGGAGGACCACACCGACGAGGCGAAGCCGTATCTCGCGCTCGTCTACAACCCCTACCTCGCAGACGAGGGCCGGTTCTTCTACGGCCCCGACGCGCAGGACTGGCAGCGCACCATCAAGCTCTACCTGACCAGCGACTTCGGCTGGCAGCGCTACAAGATGCTGGTCGAGTGCATCGAGCAGAGCGAGGGCAACGCGGGCTTCCGCTACGACGCGAGCCGCGACGGCGCCGAGCAGACGCTCGCCGGCAAGTGGGTCGGCATGGTCCTCCGCCACCGGCTCTACACCGGGCAGCGCGGGAACGCCAAGGGCAAGGACCGCACCGCCGTCGACTTGCAGCACATCTGCACGGTGCAGGCCATCAAGGAGGGCGACTTTCCCGCCCCACAGACCAAGGACGACCGAGACGCCAAGGCCGCTCCCATCACCGACGCCGAGCTGTCCACCTATTCCGAGGACATCCCCTTCTAGCGGCGCGGTCATCTACGAAGACACGAGGCAGCAGCGCGGGCGGCACGCCGTGAAGCACTCATGGTGGGCCGCCCACGGCGTCGCGGTGGAACGGCGAAAGCTCGATACGGGCGACTACTGGGCCGAGGGCTCGCGCTACCTCGTGGACACCAAGAGGGACGTGCAGGAGCTCGCGGGCAACGTCGGGCGCGACCACGACCGGTTCGTGCGGGAGCTGGACCGGGCCACGGCGGACGGCAAGGTGCTGGTCATCCTCGTGGAGGAGCACCCGGAGTACGAGCGGCCGGAGCTCATCGAGACGTGGGTGAGCGGGGTGTGCCGCCGGTGCCGGCGCTGCAACCCGCTCACCGACGAGTGCCGCGCCAAGCGCCGCAAGCCGATGAACGGCCCGCAGCTCCGCAAGATTCTGGACGCGCTGCACGAGCGGCACGGCGCGCGGTTCATGTTCTGCGACCGGCGCGAGACCGCCCGGATCGTGAGCGACCTGCTGGGGGTGAGATACGAACAGTGAGCAGGCAGACGCGCTTCGCGCGGGCGTTCGAGCCGTGGATAGCCGAGTGGGCCGAGGCCGGTCTCTCCGGCACGCAGGAGCGCGTCATGCTGCTCCTCGCGGCGAACATGGAGCGCAACAGCAAGGGCCAGTTCGAGTCGTGTCGGCCCCGCACAGAGATGGCCGAGATATTGGGCGTGAGCGAGTTTACCGTGCGCGACGCAATCCAAGCGCTACGACGTAAAGGGATGATTGTGAAATCGGGCTACTCTCATCGCGGAAAGGCCCAGAAGTACATCTTGATGCCGCGCGGTAAAGGGTATCCGCCCAGACAACCCATTAATGAGAAAGGGTCGGCTGAGGCACTTAGAAAGGGTAGTGTCTCGCACTCCCAAAGGGTAAGTGCCTCAGCCAACCCCACTAGATTACTAGAGGGCGCTTGTGCCGCCCCCTCTAGCGAGGGGCGGCCCAGCGCCGAGAGATTCGACTACGGCGCGATGAGCGCCGAGATCGCAAGGAGGATAGTGTGAAGGCGCACGAGTCGATGATGCGTCCCGCGCCCGCCTTCTGGAACGTCGGCGAGAAGATGGGCGACTACCTCAGCGCCTACACCAGCTCGAAGCAGCCCGTCCCGTCGACAATCCCCGAGCTGGACCGCATGCTGCACGGGGGCTTCCGCCCCGGCGTGCACTTCATCGGCGGGACCACGGGCGCTGGCAAGAGCGCCTTCTGCCTGTGGCTCGCCGAAAGGATGGCCCAGTCGACGGACCCGGACACGGGGCGGCCAACCGGCGTGACGTACGTATCTCTGGAGCTCGGGATGCCCGAGGTGCGCGCCCGCATGGGCTCGCGGCTCTCCTACGTGCTCGACGGGCTGGAGCCGTGGCACTGGGCGGACTTCGAGGAGCTCGGGCGCAAGCAGGCGGCGGCGATAGCCGACGGGACGTACGAGCCGGCGAACGACCCGGTGTACTCGGCGGACATCGAGCTGATGGTCCGCTGCCCGAACCTGCGCATCGTGGACGCCATCAGCGACGGGAACGCGAGCAACCTCGTGTACATCTGCGAGGAGATACGGAGCACCGGTGCCCACGGCGGTCGCGTGCTCTTCCTCGACTACCTTCAGTGCATCGACGCGCTTCCGGGGCAGGACGAGACCGAGGCGCTGCGCGACTCCGTGCGCGCCGTCAACCTCGCCGCCATCCGGGCGGGCGTGGCGGTGGTGGCCATCAGCGCCATATCGCGCGCGAAGGGTAGCGAGATGCGCAAGGGCAAGTCCGGCGACAACCCGGGCGCCGACATCTTTCGCGGCTCGTCGTGGATCGAGTACACCGGCCTCACGGCCTTCGCGCTGGTCAGGCGCGACGACTCCGTGCAGCGCGGGGAGTTCGCCGACGTGGAGCTGTGGCCGGTCAAGAACCGGCGCGGGACGTGCGACGGGCCGGTGCGGCTCGCGTACAACGGAGCTTACGGCGAGTTCGGGTTCGCCTGATTTTATGCAGAAAAACGTATGAAAACCGAATAGGAGGTCCATATGGACAAGAAGGACTCGCGCCTGGTGGCCTGCGGCTGCCTCGTGCCGGTGGCGGCGGTCTCCGCGTCGCTCGCCGTCGGGATAATCCACGGGGCGGGCTACGGCCTCATGGCGCTCGCCGGGTCGGCGCTGCTCGCGGCGGCCCTGATGCTTAGGGGGAGCCGGTGAGGTGGTACGACTGGGCGCTGCTCATCGCCGTGCTCGCCGGGATGCTGCTCGCGGGCTACGTCGTCGGCTACGCGCACGGGTTCTTCGTCGGATGGATGGGGGTGTGACCCGCGACGGTGGAGGAGAACACGATGGGCAAGTACGGCCCGGAGGCGCTTCTCGGCGTGCCGGCGCGCGAGATGGACGAGTACCGCTACGGCGACGGCCGACCGATGGAGCGGGGGCACATGGTCTACGTGCCGGACGAGGGTACGGGCATGACGTACCTGATCGCCGGGTGGGCCAAGGGCGGACGGGTGCTCCTGCGCCCGCTGCTCGGCGGTCCCGCGCGGGCTGTGGAGGCCGAGCGCGTGTCGAGGTCGTGACACGCCGAATACGGCATTTTACGGCTCGCCACGGTATTGGGACCCCGCACGACTGTTAAAACGGCTTCTAGGGGCATCACGATGCCCGAGAGGGGCAAGAATGATTATCGGACTTTACACAGCAGACGCGATCGGGGAGGTCCCCGATGTATGAGGACCGCACCGGGCGGCGCAACTCCTCCGGGGCGCCCGACCCGACGTACGCCGAGGCCGCGAGGCGCGCCGAGCGCGCGGCGGCGAGGGACCGGCTGCGCAGGTGCCGGGGCGCCATCCTGTCGCTCGCCAAGCTCGACGGCATGCGGGTCTCGGGCGGGTGGCTGCGCGCGCAGGGTCTCCGCAGCGCTCGCGGTCATGACGGGCGCCGTCGATGACGGGGACCTGTCTAAAGTCGCCGCCCGCGCGGCGGTCGCGTGGGACGGGTCGTGCGGCCGGTGGCTGGCGAGGACCGGGGAGGCGCCCCGTGGAGAGGGCTGACGGGGTCCTCTACGCGGTGTACCGGGGCGACGAGCTGCTCGTCCTTGGGACGCTCCGCGAGTGCGCCGAGCGTCTGGGCGTCAGCGAGAAGACGGTCAGGTGGCTGTCGTACCCAGCGGCCCACAGGAGGGCCGAGCGAAAGCCGGGGACGATGGTCGCCGAGAAGGTCGATGCGGAGGAGTTGGACGCGTGACGGAGCGCGAGGACGAGAGGGGGAGCTACAGGTGACGGACTACGACATGGACCTCTACGCGCCGTACGACGACGCTGTGGAGGGGCAGGCCCGGGTGTGCCTGCGATGCCGGTGGTACGAGCCCTGCCCATGCGGGCGGTGCGGGTACGGTATGTGCACCGGGCCGTTCGGCGACAGGGAGTACGCAAACGAGGAAGACCATTGCGATGAGTGGGAGGAAGCATGAGCGACATGCACGACCCCTACGAGGACCAGCTCGCGGCGGCCCGCTACCGGGCGGAGCGCGACCAGGCGCGGCAGGAGCTCGCCAGGCTCAAGGACCGCTCGCGCGACACTACCATGAGCGCCTACGACCTGCTGCCCGAGGAGGAGCGCGAGGCGCTGCGGTGGGTGCGCGGGCACGGCGGGCTCGACGAGGTGCGCAGGGATTTCCAAGACGCCTACAACCGACGATCTGAGCTGTGTGCCGCGCTCGGCATCGACCCCGACACCGGGTGGAGCGACGCGATGGCCGAGCTGGACCGCCGCCTCATGCCCGAGGGCATGGAGTGGCTGGTCGAGTCGTGGCCGAGGTTCGAGGACGGCGAGCCGGTGCGATTCCTAGACGATTTCGAGCGCTACGGTGACGAGAATTGCGTCAGTGTCGTGATCATGTACTCAGACGGCAGCTTCGCGCTTAACTTACGCGCCTACTCGAAGGGCGAGCGCGTCAATCGCCCCGCGCATGAGATGGTTGATGTAAACGCGGATGCGGTTCGTGTTGGTGACAAGGTTTATGACGTTGACACCGGAGAGGGACCTTATGAAGTGTACGAGATTTCTGATGGAGTCGCTTACTTGCGAGGCAACGACACCCCTTGCTATCTGCGGCCTGAGCGGATAACCCACCGCGCCCCCGTCCTCGCGGCGGACGGCAGGCCGCTGCGCGAGGGGGAGACGGTGTGGGACACCAAAGGCAATGGCCCTTACATCATAGATGCAATTGAGGGCGATGGAGTAGCCCGCATCAAAGGCAATGACCTCGACTATTTCGGAGCCGACTTCACCCACGAGCGCCCCGAAAGCTGGGGGCAGCTAGAGGAGGACGCTAGGAGCATCGCCCGTGACATAGCGTGGAACCTGGGCAACTGGTCCCCGAGCGACTTCGAGAACGGTGGCGACGACGTCCAGGCGCGCGTGTTGGACCTCGTGCGCCGCGCCAAGGCGCTGGCGGGGGTGAGCGAGTGATGAGCAAGACGATCGAGCTGCCAGACGGAACGCCACACACCTTCACCGACGCGGAGCTTGAGAGGGGCGAGGCCATGATGGCCCGACTCCGGGAGGTAGAGGCGGCGCTCGTTGACGACACCGGGCAGACGGCCTACTCGGAGCAGCTTCTCCCGTGCCCGTTCTGCGGCGGTCGTGCGTGGATCCAGTACTGGCCGTACCCCGACGACATGGGGTACGAGGCCCGCGTGGTGTGCGGAGGCTGCCACGTCTCCACGTCGAGGGACTACCAGAGCGGACGCACGACCTACCTGCCGACCGGCGAGGACATCACGCGGCTGCTAGCCATCGAGAAGGCGATTCAGACCTGGAACAGGAGGGCTTAGGAATGAGCATGTACCATTTCAGCGACACCGAGGCCGTCGAGCACGACGTGAACACCGTGCCAGACTCCGGCGACTTCGAGCGCGTCGAGATTGACGGCCAGTGGTACGTCCCTGAGCGCACGTGCCGAATCAAGCTCAGCAAGACAAGCGTATGGCATTGCGACGGCTGCGGCCAGACGATTGACGGTAACTGCTTTGCAGACAACGGGGGCAGGCTTACCGAGTATCGCTACTGCCCGAACTGCGGAGCGAGGGTGAGCGAGTGATGGGCCGCCGGTACAACGCGTTCTACGACCCTCGCGCCGACGGCGTTGCGTGGAAGGCTCACGAGCTGTTCATGGCCGGGGAGACGGCGCAGGACGTGGCACGCGCCCTCAACATCTCCGTGCCAGCCGTCTACAAGGCCGTCGCCCTCGTCGCGCGCAACCCTCTACCGTTCCGTGAGAGGTGGGGGCGCGTGCAGGTGACGGAAGAGAGGGGGAAGTGATGTTCGACTGGCTCATGCCCGGCATACCGCGCACCGTCGCCGACGAGCCCGACATGGGGACGGTGCGCCGCATCCGAGAGAGCGTCATGTCTGACACGGGGCAGGCGGTCGAGAGCGACCTGCTGCTCCCGTGCCCGTTCTGTGGCGGAGTCCCATACGTGCAGGTCAACGATCTGAGCGAGACGTGCGTGGGGGCGCGCGTCGTGTGCGGGTCGTGCCACGCGTCCACGGTGCACGAGTACCAGTGCTGGCGCGTCTGGCACGGCGATGACGAGCTGACGCGCACGCTGGCGGTCGGGCGCGCCATATCGAGCTGGAACCGCCGCGAGGGGCGGAACGACGAGAGGGGGCGCTATGGCGACAGATGACGAGAGGCGGCGCGTGGCGGAGAGGCTGAGGGCGACTGCTAAGTGGCTCGGTGGCAACATGGATGCCCATGAGTTCGCGCACTATGGGGCCGACGCCATAGACCCGGACAACGAGATAGCGAGATGGGACGAAATGACGTATCGTCTCGCCGACCTCATAGAGCCGTCTTGCGACCGCGAGGCGCTGCTGGAGCTGGCGGGCGAGCTTGAGGGGGATGCGTGCTGGGAGGTCCAGTCTCCGGGAGTTGACAACTACGCATGGATGCTTAAGGACGTGTGCGAGCGCATCCGCGAGGCACTGGGGGTGGAATCATGAAGTACAGGAAGAAGCCTGTCGTTGTCGAGGCTTTCGTGACAGAGGAGCCCACGGACATCGAGACGCTCGAGGGCGTCATGCACGCGAGTGCCGGCGACTACATCATCACGGGGGTCGAGGGCGAGCGGTACCCGTGCAAGCCGGACATCTTTGCGAGGACGTACGAGCCAGCGGACGCCTGCACCGTGTCGCCCGACCGCGACGCGCTGTTGGCGCTGGCGGACGAGATTGAGGACAACGACCTGACCTACTGCGTTTCCACGCAGTACGTGCTCGACAGCTACGCCCGCCGCATACGCGAGGCGTGCGGCGAAGCCGGGGTGAAGCCCGGAGGCCGATCGTGACGGAGGCCCCGTGCGCCAGGACGGCGTGCGGGGCTTTTTTCACGACCATGCATCATGCGCATAACACAAGTCCGGTATGCGCACATGTTATAATCGCAGCTAGACCATGTGGAGGTGGTGACCATTACGGCACGCGAGTACTTCGAGGCCGCGTCGGCGGCGCAGCGGCACATCGACGGTCGGCTCGCCGCGATCCGGGCCATGCGCGAGCGGGAGGGCGCGAGGGCGCAGTCGTACGAGGCGATCGGGCGCGGCGGCGGAGCGTCGGACCCCATGCGCGCCACGGACGCCCGCATCGACGCCGAGGCGCGCGCCCGCTCTGAGCTCGCCGAGTACGAGCGCGCGGTGGAGGACGCCCGCGCCGTGTGCGCCGGCGTGCGCGCCGCCAACCCCAACCACCCGTCGTGGGGCGACGTGCTGGAGCTGCGCTACCTCGACCTCTACGAGTGGGACCGCATCGGCCGCGCGCTCGGAGTCACGGGCTCTGGGGCACGGCAGGCGCACAGGCAGGCGCTCGAGTGGGTCGACTCGGTGGGGCTCGCCGCCGCGCGCGAGGGCTGCGGTCAGGCCGCGCTGTTCTGATATGATGCGAACCGGATTGCCCTCGGCGATGCGTCGCCGGGGGCTTTTTTCATGTCGCGACCGCGCGCGATAGACAGCGATAGACAGTCATAGACAGTCGCAGACACATTTAGACGCATATAGACGGCCCGTGCGCCCGCATTCCGTGCCACTATATTGTCAGCGAAAGCGGCGCGGAACCGACACCACCTCCCCGGGCCAGCGCCGCAGTCGCCGAACGTGAGGGGCCGCCGATGCGCGGCCCTTTTTTCATTCCCCACCAACCAGTGGAGGGGGCGGCGCATGGCCAAGCCAAAGCCGAACCCGCGCAGATCGTACCGGCGCGACGTCCTGTGGAAGCGCGTGCGCGCGCTCGGTCAGCCGTGTTGGATATGCGGACTCCCCATCCCGCTCGACGCCCCGGCCGGCACCCCGCTCGCCTTCGAGCTCGACGAGCTGCTGCCCGTCAGCAAGGGCGGCGACCCGGCGGACATGGCCAACACCGCGCCCGCCCACCGGTGCTGCAACCAGTGGCGCAGCGACCGCAGCGTGTCCGCCGTCGGGCGCATCCGCGATGAGGTGCGCCGCAGGTTCGGCCCGTGGCCGTCAGCGCTGGCGTTCTGCGAGGGCGCGAGAGCCGTCTCACGGGGCGCGAAGGGCAAGTCGGCGCAAGTACCCGTGCGCCATCCCAAGCGGCGCTCTGGCGCGCTCTGAGAGGCCCAGGGGGGCACCCCCTCCCATGGGGTCGACCCGACGCCCGCGGGCATAGTCAGAAAACAGAGGCACCCCGACTCCACAGGCCGCCACGTGCGGCCTTTTTCGTTTCCACAGGTAGAGAGGCCGGTGATTCACGTGAGCGTTCTTGAGGCCGTGCGCACGAACGACCGCAGGACGGCGCTGGTGGCCCTGCGCGACGCCGTGGCCGAGACCATCGACGCCAAGGACAGCGCGCGCGACATCGCAGCCCTTTCCAAGCGCCTCATGGAGGTCATGGCTGAGATAGACGCGCTGCCCGACCACGAGGCCGAGACCGACCCGGTGGAGGCCGCGCGGAAGCGGCGCTCGTGAGGCGCGGGCGCCAGACGCCCACCTTCGAGGTGGTCGGGGCATACGACCGCACCGACGGCCCGGAGGCGGTCGCGCTCTTCGCCCGCTACGGCGTGAGCTTCATCCCGGCGCAGGCGTACGAGATGGATCTGTACCTCGCGAAGAACGAGCTGGGCGAGGCCGAGGCCATCAACATCGGCCTGTCGCGCCCACGCCAGAACGGCAAGAGCTTCGCGGCGCGCTACTACGCGCTGTGGGCGGCGTTCATCGAGGGCCGTAACGTCCTGTACTCCGCGCACCACGCTGGCACCGTGCGTAAGATGTTCAAGTTCATGTGCGACTTCATCGCGGCCAACCGCGACTTCTCCACCAAGCTCAAGCCGCACGGCGGCGTCTACAAGGCGCAGGGCGCCGAGGGGATATACCTCGCCGACGGCCACCTCATCGAGTTCTCCACGCGCACCAACTCGGGCGCGCGCGGAGGCACCTACGATGTCATCGTCGTGGACGAGGCGCAGGAGCTCACCGCCGAGCAGCGCGACGCCCTCATGCCGACCACCATCGCCGGCGACTCCGGAGACCCGCAGGTCATCTACATCGGAACGCCGCCGAATCAGAAGTGCCCCGGCACCGTCTTCCGCGACATGCACGACCGCGCCCACGCCAGTGAGCTCGGCGAGGACTGGTGGCTGGAGTGGGCGGCTGGCGAGGTTGGAGACCCGCTCGACGCGGAGCGCTGGTACGAGTGCAACCCGATGATGGGCTATCGCATCAAGGAGCGCTCCATGCGCTCGGCGGCGCAGTCGCTCGTGCGCGAGCCGGACAGCTTCGCCCGCGAGTACCTGGGCTGGTGGGACGCCTCCACCGCTGCGGTGGAGCACGTCATTTCGGAGAAGGCGTGGGCGCTCTGCGAGACCGACGAGCCGCCCGAGCCGCGCGTCACGTGCGCGGGCGTGAAGTTCGGCCCCGACCGAGCGACGCTGGCCTACTGCCTGCGCCCCGCCGAGGGCGCGGCCTACGTGGAGTGGGTGGACACCCGCCCGCTCTCCGAGGGCGTCGGCTGGGTGGCCGCGTGGCTGGACGCGCGCCGCGACAAGGTGGCCACGGTGGCCATCGACGGCGGCAGCACGGCGGCGCTCACCACGAGGCTCGCGGACATCGGCTTCCCCAAGCGCGCCGTCGTGGTGGCGGGCCCGCGCGACATGGCCAAGGCCGTGTCCATGCTCACCAACGCCGTTGCCGAGCGCGACCTCGCGCACTACGGTCAGGAGGAGCTGACCGCCTCCGCGACCCTCACCGCCCGCCGCCGCATCGGGCAGGACGGCGTGGGCTTCGAGGACGCTGGCGGCGCGGACGCGACCCTCATAGAGGCCTGCGCGCTCGCGCTGTGGCAGGCGAGGACAACGAAGAGACGACCCGGACGCAAGGCGGTGGTGTACTGATGGGACGTGGCGGAGTGACCTCGCAGCAGCGCGAGCTGTTCGAGGACTACGATGGCTTCGTGGAGAAGTTCAAGCCGAAGAAGACCACGGACGACTGCTACACGCCGGACGAGATATACGAGGTCGTGGCGGAGTGGGTGGCCGAGAGGTACGGAGTGCGGCGCTCCGACATGGTGCGCCCGTTCTGGCCCGGCGGCGACTACGAGTCGTTCGACTACCCAGACGGGTGCTGCGTGGTGGACAACCCGCCGTTCTCTATGCTCGCCAAGATTCAGCGCTTCTACCTCGACGAGGGTATCCCGTTCTTTCTCTTCGCACCCTCGCTCACGTGCCTGAGCGGCGTGTCCGTCTGCATGGACGTCTGCCACGTCGTGTGCGATGCGAACATAACCTACGAGAACGGCGCGGTGGTTCCCACCTCATTCGTCACCAACATGGGCGGGGACGTGGTGGCAGAGAGCGAGCCGGAGCTGTCGGACCGCATCAACGAGGCGAACGACAGGCTGCTCAAGGCCAAGTCGAGGAAGCTGCCGAAGTACGAGTACCCCGACGAGGTGTTGACCGCCGCGAAGCTCCAGTGGATGGCGCGGCACCACACCCGCCTCGTCGTGCGTCGCGGCGACTGCTGCCGCATCTCCAGGCTCGACGCCAATCCGCGCGGAATCTACGGGGGTGGGCTGCTCCTAAGCGAGCGGGCAGCAGCCGAGAGGGCAGCAGCCGAACGGGCCGCAGCCGAACGGGCGCGCGCCCACGTGTGGGAGCTGAGCGACCGCGAGCGGGCCATCGTCTCGATGCTTGGGGGTGACAGCTGATGGAGCAACCGAACACCTGGCATCGCGGCGCGCCGCCGTCGCATCGCCTGAAGCACGACAGCCGCGCGATCGTCTCGGCTCTCGTGCTCGATGGAGACGAGTTCGGCATCGCCGATGAGGTGGACGAGCTGCTCTCCATTTGGGCGAGCCACCTCGCCAAGAACCAGCTTCGCCGCCGCTACTACGACGGCGAGAACGTCCTCAAGGACCTGGGCATCTCAATCCCGCCGTCGCTGCGAAACATCGAGACCGTGGTGGGATGGCCCAAGAAGGCCGTCTCCGCGATGGCGTCGCGCAGCCGCTTCGACGGCTTCACCGTGGGTGACGAGGCGCTGTCCGCGCAGGTCGACCAGCTCGTGCGACGCTGCAACCTGAAGCGCAAGTACAAGCAGGCGTGCGAGAGCGAGCTCATCGCGGGCTGCGACTTTGTGACGCTCTCCAAGGGCGATGTGGGCGAGCCGCCGGTCATTGTCGTGACGCACAGCGCCGAGGACGGCGCGGCCAAGTGGTCGGAGCGGCTGGGCCGCATCTCGTCCGGCCTCGTCATCATGCACTACGACGACTCGGGCGCGCCCGACGAGCTGGCGCTCTACACCGACGAGGCTACCTACCACGTCGACGGGCGCGACGCGATCACGGTGGCGCGCATGGCGCACCGCATGGGCAGACCGCTCATGGAGGCGCTGGCCTACAACCCGACCGAGAGCCAGCCGCTCGGCCAGTCGCGCATTACCCGCGCCGTGCGATTCATCACGGACAGCGGCGTGCGAGAGGCCCTGCGCACGGAGATTTCGGCGGAGTTCTTCACGAGCCCTCAGAAGTACCTTCTCGGCGTGGACTCAGACCCCTTTGAGAACCGCACGCGCTGGGAGGCGTACATCGGCAACATCTTCACCGTCTCCCAGACCGAGGACGGCTCTACGCCGACCTTCGGCCAGCTCTCGCAGGGCTCCATGCAGCCGCACACCGACTACATGCGGGCGTTGGCCGCCCGATTCTCCGGCGAGACGAATGTCCCCGTGTCGCAGCTCGGCGTCATCCACGACAACCCGTCGAGCGCCGAGGCCATTACGCAGGCAAACGAGCCGCTCATCATGGAGGTCACCGACCTCAACGAGGGCAACGGCGAGTCGCTGGTCACCATCGCCAAGATGGCGCTTGCCATCGCCAACGACGCGACGCTCGACACGTATGACGCGCTGCAAATCGCGGCCAACTTCAAGAACCCGCTCATGCCGTCCATCGCGAGCCAGGCCGACGCAATGGTGAAGATCGCCTCCGTCGTGCCCGAGTTCGCCGCCACCGAGGTCTTCTGGGAGCAGCTCGGATTCGGCGAGGACATGCGACAGAAGGTCGTGCAGCAGATGGGCGCGAACGCCAACCAGCGCGCCATCCTGTCGCTCATGGGCGGCGGCACGCAGGCGGTGACTCAGTGATGGACCTTTACACGCAGATGCTCCTCATGATGTTCGCACGCGACTGGTACAGCTACACCGCGAGCACCATCCGCGACGGCAGGAACGCGGACGTGCGCGACATGATGAAAGAACGCTCGCGCATCTGTGGCGACGAGTTCAAGCGGCTGCAACGCGACTTCTATGAGTTGAAGGAGTAGCCAATGGCCGTCACCATCCCGCGCGCGGCGGTGGACTTCCTGACCGAGGAAATCAACGGCATCAGCGCCGACGCGCAGTTCCGCGTGCTGGAGGCCCTGCAGGGCATCAACTGGACGCCCGAGAACATCGCGGAGTGCCGCGACCTCGTGCTGCAAATCCTCGCCACCGTCATGCCGACCTACACGACCATGGCCGCTCAGGCGTCCGCCGACTTATACGACGCCGCCCGCGAGCTGGTTCTGGGGGAGCGCCTTGGGGCCGTGGCCATCAGCGGGTACGACCCGCGCAAAACCGAGCGCGCGGTGCGCGGCTTCGTGCGCTTCGTCCTCGACGGGCGCGTGGAGACCTTCAATGATCAAGTCTTGCAGCGCATCGACTACGAGATGAAGCGAAGCGCGGGAGAGTCGATGTTCGCCAACGGCAGGCGCGACCCGCGCAAACCCAAGTTCGCTCGCGTGCCGACCGGCGACGAGACGTGCGATTTCTGCCTCATGCTGGCGTCACGCGGGTTCGTGTACTCATCCGAGGCCACAGCGGGCGCGGTCAAGCTCGACCATTACCATTCCGGCTGCAATTGCAGAGTGGTCTGCCAGTGGGGCGACGGCGGGGTGGAGGGATACGACACGAAGGCCATCAACGACCGCTGGCAGGATGCCGTCGACGCCCTCGCCGCCGAGCGCGCCGAGAGGCGCGGGACTACGGCTGATGAGGAGCGCGACAAGATTTTTAGAGGATACGCGAACAGCGCGAAGCACGCCAAGAAGGTCGCCCGCATGAGGACGGGCAAGCCCACGGCATAGCCGATCTAGCCCGTGGGCAGGCTGCACGGTCGACGGTCGCCGCATGACCGTAGGGGCGGAAGACACGCGACCCCGCCCGCCAATCTATGCGAAACCAGCCCCGCACGGGGCTCTTTTCATATCTGGCCGGGTGAGACTCCCGGCCTTTTTCATGCCGCGACCCCGCACGGGGTCAAGACGACGCCCGCACGGGCGGAAAGGGGGCCGCATGGCCGAAGGTACCGAGCCCGCCGCTACCGGTGGGGAGCAGCCGACCGTCGAGGAGCTGATGGCGCAGGTCGCATCGCTCACAGACGAGCGCGATAAGGCCATCGAGCAGAGCCGCAAGTGGGAGGGCCGGAGCAAGTCGAACGCCGACAAGGCGAAGCGATACGACGAGCTCGCCGCCCAGTCCATGACCGACGCCGAGAAGCTCGACGCCGCATCAAAGCGCGCCGAGGAGGCCGAGGCGAAGCTCGCCGCCTACGAGGCCGAGGCAAAGCGCGCCAAGGACGCCGCAGAGGTGTCCGAGGCGACGGGTGTCCCGGCATCGCTGCTCACCGAGACGGACCGCAAGGCGATGGAGGCGCAGGCCGCGTCGATCCTCGCCTTCGCGCAGGGGCAGCCGAGCGCTCCCATCTTCAAGGGCGACGGGAAGCGGCCCGGCCCAGCACCGAAGGACAAGAAGGACATCTTCTTCGACTTCATCGAATCCCAGATGTAGAGGAGTATACGAATGGCACTCAACACCACCAAGGTGGACGTAAACCGCACGACCACCGGCATCGTCCTCCCGAGCGAGATCAGCTCGGAGGTCATCGCTAAGACGCAGGAATCCTCCTTCGTCATGGCCAACGCTCGCCGCATGGTAATCCCCGGCCCTGGCATCACGCTCGACGTGATCGAGACCGACCCCAAGCCCGCGTGGGTGGACGAGACCGCCGAGAAGACGGTCAGCACCCCGACCTTCGGCTCGAAGAAGATCGTACCGTACAAGATGGCGGTCATCGTCCCGTTCAGCAACCAGTTCCGCCGCGACAAGGACACCCTTTACAACGCCGTCATCGAGCGCGTTCCCGGGACCCTCGCCGCGCTGTTCGACGCCACGGCCTTCGGCTTTCAGTCCGCGCCCGGCTCCAACTTCGACACGCTCTCCGGAGCGACCGCCGTCGACATCGAGGCCGACACCTACGACAAGCTCGTGACAGCGAAGACGACGGTCTCCACCGCAGGCGGCTCCGCGACCGCGTGGGTCTTCGCCCCGCAGGCCGAGAGCATCCTGCTCATGGCCAAGGACTCCTCGGGCCGTCCCATCTTCATCGACTCCCCGACCGACCAGGGCAGCGTGGGCCGTGTGCTCTCGCTCCCCGCGTACTACCGACAGGCCGCGTACAACGCCGGCTCCAGCGCCGCGAACACCATCGGCTTCGTGGGCGATTGGAACAAGGCCGTGTACGGCATCGTCGAGGACATCACGGTCGAGTACTCCAACCAGGCCACCATCAACGACGGAAACAAGCAGATCAACCTCTGGCAGCGCAACATGTTCGCGCTCCGCTGCGAGATGGAGGTCGGCTTCGCCGTCATGGACGAGGATTGCTTCGTGCGCCTCACCGACACCTATCCGAGGGGCTAGCCATGGCCCGCATGATAGCGCCCTACACGGGCGCTGAGGTCGACGTGCCGAGCGTGAGCGTGGAGCGCTGGCTCGCCCGCGGCTTCATCTCCGTCGATGAGGCGGGGGGAGTGGAGGCCGACGAGGCCGCATGCGAGCGAGCCGACGAGGACTACGCGGGGGCAAGTGGAGGCGAGGCGGGCGCCGAGCGCCCCGATGCAGGATCCACCATCACCGAGATTCGCGCGTACGCGGAGGCGCACGGCGTCTCGCTCCCGAAGAAGGCGAACAAGGCCGCGATGCTCGCGGCACTGGAGGAGGCGATGGCATGACCATCCGCAGCATGAAGTACACCGCGGACGAGCCCTCTAAGGGGCAGCACGTCGAGGAGGTGCACATCGAGGGCCTCCCGAGCGGAGGCTCGACTCCCGGCGCTAACTCAATCACCACGGCCATGCTCCAGGCTAACTCCGTGACGAACGAGAAGATCGCGGACGGGACCATCCAGGCCGCGAAGCTCGCATCCGGCGTAATCCCGACGCTGCCCGGCAATGCTTCCACGGCCGTGGAGGGCGTCGTGAAGATGGCTTCCGCCGTGGCGGACGTGGCGGCTGCTAACGCGACCTCCACGTCAAGCGCGGAGACCGTCAATCCGACCGAGTTCTCCGCCGTCGTGACGCTGGTCAACGAGTGCAAGACGAAGCTGAACGCCCTGCTCGCTGCCGAGCGCACGGCGGGCCAGCTCTCGAACTAGGGCGGATGGCATGGAGCCCTTCGCCACCGTCGAGGAATACGAGGCGCGCTACGGCGAGGTGGAGGACGCCGAGCGGGTGACCACCCTGCTCGGCGACGCCTCGGCCTTCGTCGCGGACTACCCGGGGCTCCGCCTGCTCGCGCCCGAGGACGCGGGATACGAGCTCCAGCGGGCGAACCTCACCCGCACCGCGTGCGCCGTGGTCCACCGCTCGCTCAGCGCGGGCGACCTCGCGGGCCTGTCGAGCTACAGCCAGGGGGGAGTGGGCTACACGGCGAGCGTGTCCGTGGCCAACCCCACGGAGGACTTCTACCTGACCGCCTCGGAGCGCCGCGCGCTCGGCATCCGTGGCGGCGCGGTGTCCTCCATCCGCCCCGCCATTCACGACCGGGCTGGTGAGGCCATATGGTGAGGCTCGACCACCTGCCGCAGCTGCTCACCGGCGAGACGGTGACGGTGCTCACGCCTACGGTCTCCTACGACGCGCACGGCGATCGGTCCGTGGCGTGGGCGGACACCGAGGTGGGTAACGTCCTCGTCGCGCCGAGTTCCACCGCAGACGTGGAGGACACCACGCGGCCCGACGGCACGCGCGCATCCTTCACGCTCGGTTTCCCCAAGACCTTCACCGCGTCGCTGCGCGGGTGCCACGTCATCGTGCGCGGCGTCGAGTGCGCCGTGGTGGGCGACCCGCAGCCGTACACGGCCGCGAACGTCCCCGGCGCGTGGAACTACACGGCGGAGGTGGAGCGCGTCAATGGCTAGCGGAATCAGGGTGAAGATCAACAGCGCCGGCGCGCGGGCGCTCCTGACGGACCCCTCCGTCGCTGCGGACATCATGGCCCGCGCCGAGCGCATCGCGGCGAGCGCGCGTGCCAAGGCATCGCCGGACGATATGGTCAACGAGCCGTTCACCGCCGTGGAGTCGTCCACCAAGGGGAGGGCGATGGCCCGCGTGGTCTCCTCGTCGCCCCACGGCGTCCGGTCGCAGAACAAGCGCAACACGCTCCTGAAGAGCATCGACGCGGGGAGGTGAGCGCATGGACGCCGAGCGCGCATGCGTGGACTACCTGAACGCCTGCTGCGTCGGGGCGCCCGCCTACTACGACGTTCCCGACCCGAGGCCATCGACCCTCGTGGTCGTGGAGCGGACCGGAGGCGGCGCGGGCGAGGGTCCGACTTCGCGGCCCGTCCTCGACATCCAGTGCTGGGCGGGCAGCCGTCGCGATGCGGCGCTTCTCGCGCAGTCGGTCGGTGACGCTTTGGCGGACATGCCCGGGGCGGTCGAGAACGTGGCGCACGCCTCAGTCGCATCGACGTTCCGCGACCGCGACCTTGAATCAGGCTCGCCGCGATACCACCTCGTGTGCGAGCTCTACGCAAACGAATAGGAGGATACGCCGACATGGTTACCACCAAGAACAACAGCAAGAACGCGTCGTACGCGAAGTTCAAGAAGGGGTCGTACTTCTTCATCGCGCCGTACGGCACCACGCTCCCGACCGACAACAAGACCGAGCTCGACACCGCCTTCAAGAACATGGGGTTCATGGGGGACGGCGGTTTCACGTTCTCCAACTCCAGCTCCACCAACACCGGGCGCGACGCCAACGGCGACGCGATCGCCACGTCCGCCGGCGAGGTGGAGAAGACCATGCAGTGCGTCTTCCGCGAGCTCAAGGCCGACGGACTCAAGGTCGTGTACGGACAGGACAACGTCACCGATGCGGAAGGCGTGCTCACCGTCCACGACAAGGGCCCGAACGCCGAGGTCTACTCCGCCGTCATCGAGGCGCTGCTCGCCGACGGCCGCAAGGACCGCAAGGTGATCCCGCAGGTCGTCCCCAACCAGCTCGGCAACGAGACCATGAGCTACACCGAGCTCGTGGGCAAGGACATGACCTTCGCGGTGCTGCTCGACGCCGGGCTCGGCGACTACTACGTCGACTACATCGACAGCACCGAGACCTCCGCTGGCGGTGAATAGCGATGGCGGCTAGGAAGACGGCCCCCAAGGGCACAACCGTCGAGGTGGACGGCATCTCCGTGGGGGTCGCCGTGGACCCCGCCGACGACTACGAGATCGCCGAGTGCTCCACCGTGATCTACGACCCGGCGTCGACGCCCGCCGAGCGGTCGCGCGCCATCGTGCGCCAGAACCGCCTCGTGCTGGGCGACGCGCACGACCGCGTCATGGCGGAGCTGCGCGGGCGCAACGGCGGCCGCCTGCCCATCTCGGCGGTGACCGCGTTCGTCAACTCCGTCATCGAGGCGGTGGCGGAGCTAAAAAACTAGCGAGGCTCGGCGCTCTCATCGCCCTCCGCGACAGCGAGCTGCGCGCCGACTTCCGACGCTTCTACGGGGTATCGGTGGACGACATAGGCGGGCGCGTCTCGTGGAGGGACGCGTCCGCCATGGCCGCGCACCTTCCCTCGGACAGCGCCGTGGCGCGCGCCGAGGGCGACGGGTGGAGCGAGGCGGAGCGCCTCATCGCCGCGGCGGCCGACGCGTGCGCCGTCGTCTGGTGGCAGCGCACCGACCGCTCGCTGCCCGGCAACGCCGAGCCGCCGCGCGTCATGAGCCCGCGCGAGCGGGAGCGCGAGGCCGAGGGCCGCACCGAGTACACATCCGACGAAATGGACGAGATAGCCGAGCTACTCGGCATCCCCGAGGACAGGAGGTAGCGCATGGCCGGAGGCATCGAGCTCGCGAGCGCCTACGTGACGCTCATCCCCTCGCTCAAGGGGGCGGCGAAGAGCATCGACGCGCAGCTCAAGGGCGTCGATCTGTCCAAGAGCGGCCAGCGCATGGGCAAGTCGCTCTCCGACGCCCTGGGCAAGTCGGTCAAGACCGACGGCCTGAGGAGCCTCGAGTCCGCCGTCAAGAGCGCGGAGAGGTCGTTCGACAAGGCGTACCGCAACATGGCCAACGCCTCGAAAGAGGTGGAGGTGGCGCAAAAGCGCCTGTCGGAGGCCGTCAGGGACCACGGAGAGGACTCGTCGCAGGCGGCGCAGGCCCAGCTCAACCTGCAGCGCGCCCAGCAGAGGCTCGAATCGTCCGGAGAGCGCCTCGCGGACGTCCAGTCGAGGCTGGCCGACGCCCAGGAGGACCTCGCGGCCGAGGCCTCGGGTCTCAACTCGACGCTGTCTCGTCAGTCGACCCTGCTGGGGTCCATCGCCGCCAAGGGCTCGGCGGCGGGCGCGAAGATGCAGGCGGCGGGATCCTCCCTGGCCAACCTCGGCTCGAGCGCGGCCGATCTCGGCGGAAAGCTCACGCAGGGCATCACGCTGCCGCTCGCGACGGCGACCGCCGGCGTGGGGGCGTTCGCGCTCTCCACCGCCAGCGCCGCCGAGACCACCGATATGAGCTTCACCACCATGCTCGACAGCGCAGAGGCCGCGCGCGACATGATGGCGGACCTCGCCGACTTCGCGGCCAAGACCCCCTTCGAGCTGTCGGGCCTGCAGACGGCGACGCGCCAGCTGCTTGCCTACGGCTTCACCGCCGAGGACGTCATCCCCATGCTCACCGCCGTCGGCGACGCCACGGCGGCGCTCGGCACCGGGCAGGCCGGGATCGAGGCCGTCACGCGCGCGCTCGGCCAGATGCAGGCCAAGGGCAAGGTGCAGGCGGAGGAGATGCTCCAGCTCACCGAGCAGGGCATCCCCGCGTGGCAGATGCTCGCCGACGCAATCGGCACCGACGTGGCCGGCGCGCAGGAGAAGGTCACGGCGGGCGCGGTCGACTCCGCGACGGCCATCGACGCGCTCATCTCCGGCATGGAGGCGCGCTACGGCGGCCTCATGGAGAAGCAGTCGCAGACGCTCGCGGGGCTGGCCTCCAACCTCGCGGACTCGCTCACCCAACCGCTCATGGAGCTGCGCGAAAGCGACGCGTACGCCGAGCTCAAGGACTCCTTCTCGGAGGTCGTCGACGCGGCGGGGCCGTTCGTGGAGTCGCTTCTGCCGCACATGGAGCGCGGCCTCGAGTCCGTCTCCGACGTGCTCTCCGCCGCCGCCGACGCCATGGAGGGATTCTCGGACATGTCCGAGTCCGCGCAGGGCGACCTCATCGGGCTCGTGGCGAAAGCGGCGCTCGCCGGCCCCGCGCTCACCGTCGCCGGCAAGGGCATGCAGGTGCTCGGCGGAGGCATAGAGGGCGTGGGCAAGGTGGTCGGCGGGGCCTCCGACCTCATCGGAGGGCTGCAGACCAAGCTGCTCGACTTCGCGACTGCTCCGGGCAAGGCGACGACCCCGCTCACCAAGCTGGTGGGCGTGATGGGCCAGTTTCCGGGCGCGACGGCGCTAGCTGCTGCGGGCATCGCCATCGTCGGCAGCGGCATCGCGTCGTTCGTCTCCTGCGCCACGGAGGGCGAACGCGAGGCACGCGTTCAGGCCGAGGCGCTTGAGGTGCTGGGGCGCGCTGCGGAGACGTCTGCCGATTCTATCGAGGCAGCATCCGATTCGCCGCGCATGCTGGGTGCGGAGATATCTTCGCTCGGCGACGAGATACAGGAGAACTGGCAGTCCATCACCGATCTCGGCTCGCAGTTCGACGAGTTGAACCGAAATACGTCGGCCAACATATCCCAGCTGCAGGACGCCCGACAGGCCGTCGCGGACTACGCCGGTCAGACTGACCTGTCCGCGCAGCGGCTCGGCTCGCTCCGAGCTGCCGTGGAGGTGCTCAACGACCAGTGCGGCACGAGTTACGAGGTCGTGAAGGATTCCGGTGGCGCGTATCAGGTCATGGCGGACGGGGCGACCGTCGCCAAGGAAAGTATCTACGATCTCATAGACGCCCAGATACAGCAGGCTAAGATCGATGCCGCGAGCGACAAGCTGAAGAACATCTACTCCGAGCAGGCGGAGCAGGCGGAGGAGTACGCTCGCGCGCTCGCTCAGGTGAGCGATGCCGAGAAGGCGTACGATGAGGCCCTTTCCAAATACGGCAAGGTCGGCTCCAATTATGCCAAACAGGATCTGGACGAAGCCAAGGCAAACCTCGCCGAGGTGGAGTCTCAGATGGAGGAGACGGGCGCGGCGGCCGAGCGCCTTGAGACACAGATTGGTAATGCCGCCGCAGGAGGCACACAGAGCTTCGCGGACCTCGTTGACGGGTCGGGCGCGCTCGCCGCGTTCTTCGAAGAGACCGGCGGTGACGCTGCGGACTTCGCCGCAGACCTTGAGGCGTCGGGCGTGTCGCTGTCTACGTTCTCCGGGCTAACTGACGTCCAGCTCGCTCAGGTTGCGGCACAATGGGACGGAACGGCTAAGTCGGTCACCGAGGCGCTCTCTGACATGGGTGTGGCGGTTGACGGGTACAACGCCGTGCCACTGCTTGGCAAGGACGCTGCGGTGACCGTCGACAGCATGCAGCTCTCAGACGCTCAGGGCCGCGCCGTCGTGTGGAACGGCACGGATTTGGTGTGGAAGGACACCGGTGTGTCGGTCGGAGACGCCGAGCTCATCGACTCCCAGAACAGGGTATGGGTCTGGAACGGTACCGACTTGATTCCGAAGTCCACAACAGCTCAGGCCACGGGAAACGCCGTGACTGGCGTCGCGCAGCGCGCGGTCGACAACCTCGTCAGGTCGATAGCGGGGATGCACGACAAGTCCGTGACGCTCACCGTCACCAACCGAACCATCAACCAGACCGAAAACCGCGTCTACTCGGGGACCATCCCGAAATACGCAGCTCGCGGAGGCATCCGCCCCCACGCGGACGGCGGCGTGCGCATGCACGCGGGCGGCGCCATCGCCACCAGGGCGGTGCCGCTCGACATCGTGGGCGAGGCCGGGGCCGAGGCCATCGTGCCGCTCACTAACCGCCGGTACAGCCAGCCGTTCGCGGACATCATCGCCGAGGGCGTGGCGAAGCGGTCGGTGGGGGCCTCCGAGGTCGTCGCCGCAATCGCGGCGCTGCGCGACGAGATACGCGGCATGGGGGTCTACCTCGACAGCGGCAGGCTCGTCGGCGGCATCAGCAGGGACATGAACCGCTCGCTCGGGCGGATGCAGCGGAGGGGGGCGCTCAGCCGATGAGGACGGCCTTCGACGTCAACTGGGGCGGAACCGACCTCTGCGCGGAGTTCGGCCTCTACATCGAGTACGGCAGCATATCCTGCGACCCGCCCGCGCCGAAGACCTGCGTTGTCGAGGTCCCCGGCGGGGTGGACATCGACCTCACCGACGCTCTCACCGGCCACGCCGCATACGGGAGGCGCAAGGTCGCCTTCTCCCTCTGCTACGACGGAAGGGGAGGGAGCGCGTGGCAGGACGTGGCGCGCGAGGTCGTGCAGCTGCTCCACGGCATCGAGGCCGATTTCTCCCTCTCGTGGGACCCCGGCTTCACCTACCACGGGCGCGCGACCGTGACCTCCGCCGCCTTCGTGCCGCGCTCGTCGTGCCGCATCGCCGTGGAGATCGACGCGGACCCGTGGAAGGTCCGCGAGGTGCACACCGAGTCGGTGTCGGCGGTCGGCGGGGCCAAGGTGACCTGCCGCTCGGGCAGGAGGCCGGTGCACCCGCTCATATCGTGCGACTACCCCGTGACGGTCGAGTGGGAGGGAAACCGCTTCACCGTGCCGGCCGGGCGGACCTACCGCATGGCCGCGGTCACCTTCACCGAGGGCGACAACGAGATCTGGCTCTCCATCTACAGCTACCGGCCCGCGTCGTGGGCCGACCTCGCGGGGAGCACGTGGGCCGACGTGGGCCGCTACACGTGGGCGGGAATCTCCGTGGCCGACGGCGAGCAGGACCCGGACGACTTCATCGGAGACGGCACGGTCGTCCTGCAGTGGGAGGAGGCGTACATCTAGGTGTACTACGTCTACATCGACGGCGGGCTCGCCTTCGACGGGCTCTCCGACTCCCCGTCCGTCGTATCGGCCTCGATATCCCAGTCGGTCAACGCCGCGGCCTACCTCGACATGGACGTGCTGCCCGGCACGCCGGTCGAGGCGGGCTCCTCGGAGGTCGAGGTGGCGTGGGACGGCGAGACGCTGTTCCGCGGCACCGTGTCGGAGGTGTCACAGGGCATCGAGGGGCTGCTCTCGGTCACGGCGGTCTCGGAGGTCGACCGCCTGAACGACGTGCTCGTGCGACCGCACTCATCTGACGGCTCGGAGGGCGAGAAGTGCCCCTCCACGCTCGCGGGCTACTTCTCCTGGCTCGTGGAGCGCTACAACCTCCGGAACGCCGGGGGCTACCGCATCGAGGTCGGGGAGAACCAGGGCGCCCTCATCGCCGATGGCGACCTCGCCATATCTGACGACTCATGGTCGTCCGTGGCGTCGCGCGTCGAGGACGCGGTGCTCTCCCGCGGCGGCATGCTGGAGTTCACGCCGTACCCCGGAGGCGGCAGGCTCGACCTGTGGGCCGACGTCCACGAGGCGGCCGACCAGATCATCGACCTCGGGGAGAACGTCGTGGACATCGCCGTGACGCGATCGACCGAGGGCAGGTTCAGCGCCGTGGCCCCGTACTCCGGCGACCTCACCCTCGAGGGCGCCCCGGAGGCGGCGCTCGCGCTCGTGCGCAACGCCGGGTTCTCGGTGAGCGGCGACGCCGTGTTCGACCCGGCCTCGGTCGCCGCGTTCGGCTACCGCGAGGAGCGCTACGAGGTGAAGGGGGCCGAGGACGCCGCCTCCCTCGCGCGCGGCGCGGTCGCCGGGCTGAGGACGCTGCTCTCGCCGTCGGTGACGGTCGAGTGCCGCGCCGTGGACATGGCGCTCTACCGCGAGGGCTACCGCCACCTGCGCGTGGGTCAGGCGGCGCGCGTGCGCTCGGCCCTGCACGGCGTCGACGAGTACCTGACCGTGCAGGAGATGTCGCTCGACCTCATGGACCCCTCGCAGACGAGCTACACCCTCGGGGTCACCTACGACAGCCTCACCGGCCAGCAGTCCGCCTTCCTGCGCCGCCTGAACGCGAGCATCGACGGGGCGCTCGACCGCGTGACCGCCGCCGAGGACTCCATCGAGTCCGTGCGCGGCGACCTCGTGATCGTGGGCAAGGACGCCGAGGACGCGAAGCAGCAGGCCCAGCAGGCCATCGAAGACGTGGGCAAGCTCACCGAGGACATGGCCACGATGGACGAGGAGCTGGAGGGCCTCCACGGCGCCATGGAGGGCGTCGACGCCGACGTGGCCGCGATCAAGAAGCAGGCTCAGTCGGCATCGGACAAGGCCGACGAGGCGTGGGACAAGGCAGACCAGCAGGCCCAGCAGGTCGAGCAGGCCGTCCAGGCGTCGAAGGACGCGGCGGCCAAGGCGGACCAGGTGGCCTCCGACCTGAGCTCCACCGCCGCCGACCTCTCCGGCAAGATAGCCGACGTCACAAAGACCGTGACCGACCAGGGGACCAAGATCGAGGGCGCGGTGGAGGACGCCGGGAATGCCTTGAAGCAGGCCACCGAGCTGTCGCAGACCGTCGACGGCGTGAAGGCCACCGCCGAGAGCGCGCTCACCACGGCCCAGGGCACGCAGGAGACCGTGACCAGCCTCTCAGCCACCGTGGAGGGCGTCAAGGCGGACGTGACCCAGGCCACCGACACGGCCACCGACGCACTCTCGAAGGCGACCAGCGTCGAGGCCACGGCGAACGGCATCAAGGCCGACCTCTCCAACAACTACCTGTCAAAGACCGACGCGAGCAAGACCTACGCCACCCAGGCGTCGCTCAGCGCCACGTCCAGCTCGCTCACGACCAAGATCACCGAGGCAGCGACGGCGGCGGAAAACGCGATGGACAAGGCCACCGAGGTGGAGCAGACCGCGAGCGGCATACGCGCCGACCTCACGGAGACGGCCAAGACCGCCGACTCGGCCCTCAGCAAGGCCACCAGCGTCGAGGCCACGGCCAACGGGCTCAAGACGACCATCACGGCGGTCCAGGAGGACGTGGACACCGCCCAGTCGACGGCGGACAGCGCCAAGACCGCCGCGTCAAACGCCAAGTCCGCGGCGGACAAGGCCCAGACCACGGCGAACTCCGCGAGCACGAACGCGAGCACGGCCATAAGCCGGGTCACGTCGCTCTCGGCCACGGTCGACGGCATCAACACCAAGGTGGAGCAGACCGCCACCACGGCTTCGGACGCCCTCACCAAGGCCACGTCGGCCCAGCAGTCGATCGACGGATTCAAGACCACCGTCTCCCAGACCTACCTCAAGAAGACCGACGCCAGCTCCACCTACGCCACCAAGGCGAGCCTCAGCTCCTACGCCACGAAGTCGTCGGTCGACCAGACGGCCAGCCAGATCAAGTCCGAGGTCGCGGCGAAGTACGCCACGCAGGAGGACGTGGACGGCATCTCGGTGGGCGGGACGAACCTGCTGCTGGGAACCAAGGCGTTCACGAACTCCGGCTACGCCTCGACCGAGAACGGCTACCTGCGCTCGGGCTGGACAGTGCAGTCGGAGAAGTACCAGGGGCTCACCGTGCGCGGCGGCACCAAGAGCGGGACGGCGCAGCAGGTGGTCGGCGAGTGGCTCGTCAACGAGTTCGCGCTCGGCGAGGAGTTCACGCTGTCCTTCTGGATCAAGGGCACCGGAGGGAAGGTGCGCGCGTACTTCTACGGCGCGACCGGCTACGCCACGACCATGCGCGTGGCGTCGAGCGACGGCCAGGCGGCGAGCGGCTACGGAGACGGCAACACCGACCTGCCGGTGTCCTCCGGCTGGAAGCGCGTGTGGGTCACTTGGAGGATCAACAGCACCGGCAGCACGACGGTGGCGAAGTACGCGCTCATCCGAACTGACAGCACGGCGTCCGGCAAGACGGTGTACGTGTGCGGCGCGAAGCTCGAGAAGGGTAACAAGCCCACCGACTGGTCGCCCGCCCCCGAGGACATGCTCAGCGCCGCCGACGCCTCGGCCACCTACGCCACGAAGACGGCCCTCACCCAGACCGAGGACAGCATCACCGCCGAGGTCGCCAAGACCTACCAGAGCAAGTCCGGCATGGCGAGCTACGCGACAAAGAGCTACGTCGACCAGCAGGACAGCTCGATTAAGACCACGGTGTCGAGCGTGCAGACCACGGCGAACAACGCGCTTTCCAAGGCCACCACGGTGGAGCAGACCGCCGACGGCCTGGAGGTCAAGATCACCAGCGCGGTGAGCACCGCGAACACGGCGAAGAGCACGGCAGACAGCGCGAAGTCGACGGCCACAACGGCCAACAACACGGCAAACTCGGCCAAAACGACCGCCACAAACGCTCAGAACACCGCTAACACCGCCAACTCCACGGCCAACGCCGCAAAGACCGCAGCGGCGAACGCCCAGACGGCCGCCAACAACGCCGCCAAGACTGCCACGAACTACCTCAAGTTCGACAGTGCCGGCCTGTGCGTCGGAAACCAGACAACGACGCTCACGTACAACACCCTCATCAAGGCAACGGGCGTGGACATACGTAACGGCTCCACGGTGCTCTCCAGCTTCAGCGCGTCGACCATCGAGCTTGGGAAGAACAGCTCCTCGTCTCAGGTGAAGATGTGCGGAGGCAAGGCGTCCGTTTCCTATACCGGAAGCTCGACGGAACTGCGCTCTATCGAGTCGCTGTACCTCAGCGGATCGAACGTGTCCCTGCTCTCCAACAAGGTCTACATGGGGCTCAAGTCCGGGAACGTCTTCATAGAGGACGATCGAACGGGGCAGGGGGTGGGCGCGACCTGCACGGCGGCGAACTTCACGAACATCCTCCGCATGCCCCCGCTCTCCGCCGCGTGCACGAAGGGCTCCGGAAAGGGCGGCTCGGCGACCGCCTACAAGGTCGGCAGGCTCGTGACTGTCGACTCCAAGGTGACCAAGACGAGCCCCTTCACGGAAAACGAGACCATACTCACCGTCCCATCGGGATACCGCCCCCCGAGAGACGTGTGGATTCTCGTCTCTGCCGAGGGGCCGGCTGGCGAGCGCGGGATAGCCGTGTGCTACATCAAGGCGTCCACCGGGGCCCTCATCCTGAACTCGGTCACTTGGACGGGCGCGAAGGTGGATTGCAGGGCGATAGACGGATCGTTCTCCTACGTATGCGCGTAGGGGAGACAGGAGTAGAAGGGATTGGCGCAATGGCAAACGGATATCTGGCTGGCGGCGTAGTCATCCTCAGCGCGGACGGAAGCGGCCTCCCGGTCGTGGAGACCGCGCCCCCCGAGTGCCCGGTCGGCTACCGGCTCAAGAGCGGGTGGGACGGCGCCGGAACGTCCATCACGCAGACGTGGGAGCTCGTGCCGGAGGAGGGGACGGCGCAGGAGGCCGCGCTCGCTCTCAGCCGCATGCAGTTCCAGAGCCTGCCCGACGAGGCGGCCTATCTGGTGCGGGCCCTGGCCGACCAGTACGTGGACGGCATGACGTGCTACGGCCCGGACAACGACGCGGGCATGCCCGTCACGCGCGTCAACTACTACGGCGATCTGTACCGCTTCATCGGGAGCGGCGTGCAGGTCATGCAGCCGGGCTGGAACCCGGTGGCGGCGCCCAGCCTGTGGGCCCGGATCCTGCCGGGCCAGGAGGGCTCGGGCGACGAGGGTCCGCAGCCGTGGGAGCAGCCCGACAGCACCAACGGCTACTCGGAGGGCGACCGCGTGACCCACAACGGGCGCCTCTGGGAGTCGCTCGTGGACGACAACGTCGACGAGCCGGGCACCGACAACGGCTTCCGGTGGAAGGACCTCGGCCCGGCGGAAGGGGTTGATGCCTAGTGGCCACCACTAACCTCGGTCTCGCGGTCATCGGGCAGTCCGACGCGGTGAGCCCGGACCCCATCAACGCCAATATGGAGGCGATCGACAAGCTCGGCGTCGACTACATCACCCAGCAGGGGAAGTCCGGCGACTGGCGCTACCGCCGCTGGAAGTCCGGCACCTTCGAGTGCTGGTGCATCCAGAAGTACCAGACCCCCACGAGCGACACCGACGGCGGGGACTCCAAGCAGTACAAGGTCAACTACCCGGTCACGTTCGTCGAGCCGCCGGTGCTTCTCGTGTCGAGCAGGCAGTCCAACAACAACGCAATCCACACCGCGTACGTCGAGCACGATACCTCCTACGCCGAGTGGTGGGTGAGGGGCTTCCAGCAGACCCGCGACATGGAGTGCTACCTGTACGCTATCGGGCGCGTCTCCTGACGTTGGCGCGCGGTGGGAAGGTGGTGATGCGATGGAGTGGCTTCAGGCCGCCGGGTGGGTGGCGGCGCCGGTCATGACGGCCGTCATAGGCGCGCTGGCCGGCTCGCTCAGGGAGAGCAGGGCTCGCGTGCGCCGGCACGACGAGGCGCGCGACGCCGAGCACGCGGCCCTCATGGCGGGGATGCGCGAGCTCATGCGAGACCAGCTGCAGAAGATGCACAAGCGCTACGTCGTGGAGGGGGCGCCGATGCCGTACGACGAGAAGGAGCGCGCAGACAGCGTTTACCGCGTCTACCACGCGCTCGGCGGCAACGGAACCGGTACGCACATACACGACGAGCTCATGGCCGCCTACGTGGGCGGCAGATAGGAGGAAATATGCTCGATAAGTTCCTGACCAGCGAGAAGACCGAGATGCGTCTCGCACGCTCCATCGTGCAGGGCGTGCTATCGGTGCTCATCGTGGCGGTGCCGCTCTGCGTATCCGGCGTCATCGAGGACGCCACGTGGGCGTCGATAGCCACCGCCGCCATCATGTGCGTGCTGTCTCCGCTCATGGCGATGATGCGCACCGGCAACCCCGAGGACGGCACCGTGGAGGCCGACGTGGGCGATGCCGAGTGACGCACCCTGACCCCACCACGCAGCGCATCTGGGCGCGCGCCGACCGCTACACGGCGGGCGGCAACTCCCGCAAGTACATCGCCGTGCACAACACGGCCAACACGGCCTCCGCGGAGAACGAGGCCAAAAACCTCGCCAACAACCCCGGGAAGTCGAGCTTCCAGTACGCGGTGGACGACGCGGACATCGTACAGTGCGTCCACGACTACGACACGGCGTGGGCGGTAGGCGCGTGGACCGGCGCCCGCCAGCTCATCGGCAACAACCAGAGCATCAGCATCGAGGTGTGCAACCCCGGTACCCGGTTCTCGCAGGCTTCCATCGAGAACCTCCGCAAGCTGGTGCTCCACCTCATGGAGTACTACGGCATCCCGGCGTCCAACGTGGTGCGCCACTGGGACTGCCACACCGGGCGCAAGCGCTGCCCGGCCTACTACTCGGGCGCGGGCAACCGCGACTGGGGGCAGCTGCACGCGTACATCACGTCGGAAGGGGAATCCATGGCACAGGGTCAGGTACCCGGCGCGGCCGTCAACGCCGCCGGGCTCAACTACAGGGCGCACGTCCAGACGCTCGGCTGGCTCGACTCGGTGAGGGACGGCCAGGTGGCCGGAACCACCGGTCAGGGCCTCCAGCTCGAGGCCGTCAAGATCACGCCGCCCGAGGGCGTCGAGCTCACCGTCCTCGCCCACATCGAGGACATCGGGTGGAAGTCCTACGCCGGCATCAGGAAGGGGGCGTCCTCCGGCGAGGGAAGCTCCGCGAACGACCCCATCATCGGGACGGTCGGGCAGGCGCTCCGCATGGAGGCGATCCAGATCATCCCGACGGAGATCCCCGCCGGAAAGCAGCTCAAGTACCAGGTCCACGTCGAGGACTACGGGTGGACCGGCTGGGTCTACGCCCCGTACGCGACCGGCACCGTCGGGCTCGGCAAGGCGATCGAGGCGATCCAGATGGTCTTGGAGTAG